GGATACTTTTTTAAATGAATCAATATGAACAACAAGGAGCTGCTCAAGAGTGGCATGAAAGAAAACCCATGAAAGAAATATTTGGAGCTCTGGCCAAAGCCCAGAAGAATTTTGAATCGGCTCTGAAGAGTCAACAAAACCCACACTTCCGGTCAAAGTATGCCGGTCTGGATGCGTGCGTTGATGCGGTCCGGGAAGCACTCAACGACCAGGGCATCTTTATGACTCAAATCATTGAGAGCGTAGAAGGAGGCATCCTGGTCGAAACAATGTTTGCCCATCAGTCAGGCGAAATCTACAGCGGAGGCAAGCTGTTCATGCCGGTGGTCAAGCACGATGCCCAAGGCTACGGCAGCGCAATCACTTATGGACGCCGCTACAGCCTGTTGACGGCCTGTGGAGTAGCCCCAGAGGATGACGATGGCAACGCCGCCACGAAAGGGAAAAAAACTGTTTCAGAAAATTCTATGGCAGATTATTTGGCTGGAATCGAGGCCAGCGCAAGCAGCGAAGAGTTGCAAACAGTCTATGCCCAAGCGTATGCAGCCTGTGAAGGTGACCAGGTTTGGCAAGCAAAGGTGTTAGCAGCAAAGGCCGCACGAATCAAGAAAGGAAAAGAAAATGGACCAAGGAACTGAAGAATGGCACGCCGCCAGATTGGGCAAGGTCACAGCCAGCAAAGTGGCCGACTTGATCGTAAAGAAGGCAGGGCGAGACAACTACATGGCGCAACTGGTGTGCGAAAGACTGACCGGAAAAAAGACAGAAGGCTACTCCAACAGCGACATGGAATGGGGAATTGAGACTGAGAAGTTTGCTCGAGCTGCCTACGAAATCAAGAAAGGAGTCATGGTAGAGGAAGTTGGGTTCGTTGGGCATCCAACAATTGAAATGTCCGGGGCAAGTCCTGACGGATTTGTGCAGGACGGCAAACAAATTGGACTGATTGAGATTAAGTGTCCAAAAACAGCAACTCATCTTGACTACCTGATGACTGGAATTGTGCCTGGGAAATACATCACCCAGATGCAATGGCAGATGTGCTGCACCGGCACAAACTGGTGCGACTTTTTGAGCTTTGATCCCAGGCTACCCGAGAACCTACAGATGTTCATAAAGCGGATCCCATACGATCCTACCTATGTGGCCATGCTGGAGAAGGAAGTCATCCAATTTTTAGGCGACCTGGACGAAATGATTGTAAAACTGGAGAAAATCTGATGGAAAAACGAAAATTTGACATAAAGTTTGCAGCCAGGGAATACGAGTCTCAGGGCAAGAAAAAGACCTACTGGACAACACACGGAACCTTGTTTGTGAACGAGGCCGGGAGAATGAGCGTCAAGATGGACTCAATTCCCCAGGGAAAGATCTATGACGGTTGGTTCCAATGTTTCGAGCACGAAAAATCTAACGAGGAGTTTTGATGTTTGAATTTCCACACACTTGGAAAGGTCTGGCCAGGAGCACAGACCCCGACACATCACACAAGGCAGCAGAGTCCATGAACGCCGGGGCTCTGGAGCTGCTGATCTACTACATGATCAAAGCATTCCCAAAAGGTTGCATTTCGGACGATGTGGAACGAATGCTGCCGCACATCAGAAGTCACAGCATCACGCCAAGATTTTCCCAACTGATCAAAAAAGGGTTTATAGTAGACACCGGCGAAAGGCGCACAGCCTCATCAGGACGGACTCAGAGAGTCTTGATGGCCGCAACCAACCGAAAGGACTAGCATGGGATACGGAACCAAACCAACGCCGCCCAAAGGCGTTACCTCGAGCGACAGGACCGGCGACAAGATGGCCAAGATGGTCAATGGAGTAGCAATGGGCAAAGCGGACGCTCATCGAGGCAACATTGGCATGAAAGAACAGGGAGAAATGAACACCGGACGGCAAGATTCCGAGTGCTATTCGCACGAACGAGCAGAGTACAAGTAAGCGAAGATCCCCAAGGTCTGATGAACCTGGGGAACCTTCTAACCACACAAAGGGTAGTTTGAATGGCTGAAACCAATTGTAAGAGATGTAGATTTTTTGATGGAACCGATATCGGACAATGCCGCCGATATCCGGTCTATCAGACCAGATTCCGCACGGAATGGTGCGGAGAATTCGCAGTTGCCAATTTGCCAGAGACAATGCCATCTGGCGTCTTTTTGCCTGTCCTGGATGTGATGCCCGAGGAAAAAAAGCAGCGCGGGAGGCCAAAAAGTGTTAAAACCGCTTAAAAATAGAGTGGTGGTCCGACCAACTGTCCGAGTCTTGAGTGAGATCTTGATTGTCAACAACAAGGAACCTTTCAACGAAGGAACCGTGGAGGCAGTAGGCCCAGAGGTCACAGATGTAAAGGTTGGCGATTTCATAAAGTATGGCAACGGCGACTATCTTAACTGGCCAACACACAAGATTGACGGACAAGATTATCAAATAATACAGGAGGCCGACATTTGCGCGGTGGTAGAATGACAATAGAAGAACTCAAGAAACGCATGGAAGAACTGATTACCCAGGGTAAACAGCACGAAGTTTCATTGCACATGATTAATGGCGCAATTGAAGATATCAAATACTGGATGGAGAAACTAAATGCCACTAGTTTACAGCAAGAGTAAAGAAGCTTTGATAAAAAACATCAAAGCCGAGCTCAAGGCCGGTAAGCCGCCGAAACAGGCAACGGCAATTGCTTACTCTGTCAAACGCGAAGCTGAGAAGAAGAAGAAATGATTCCGATATCTAACTTAGTGCCGCCATCGGCCGGGAATCCAGCGGAAGCTGCTATGTACCAAAGGGTACAGAACGAATTCCCAAAGTTAGTACAGGAATATTCCAGCCTAAAAGATGCGGACGGTGGCAAAGTCTTAAACACAGACATTGCCAGGGAGCTGTCCCCAGAGTACAGAGCAGACAGGACCAGGAGCGCAGACATTCACGAACCGGCCAGCAAGTTTGTTAAAGAGCTCTACGCTAAGAAGCTATCCGAAGAAACACCACAAGGCCATGACAAAAGAGTGGTTTTTACAGCTGGCGGGACCGGAGCAGGGAAAAGCACCGCATTGGAAAAGTTGGCAGACACATCAGCAATGGTGAAACGAGCCGAAATGGTCTACGACACCAACATGAACAGAATGGACTCTGCCGACAAGAAGATCCAGCAAGCCCTGGCATCAAACAGGAAGGCTGCTTTGATGTATACTTATAGGGATCCGGTAGAGGCTCTGACCGGCGGTGCGCTTCCCAGGGCCATGAGGATGGAACGAGAACAAGGAACAGGAAGAACCGTTCCGTTGAACGAACATCTAAAGACGCACATAGGCTCCAGGGACACCATTGAACAGCTGGCCGAGAAGTACAAAGACCATCCAGATGTGGCAATCCATGTAATCGACAACTCAAGAGGCAGGGGAAACGCCATGGTGTCATCCCTTGACAAGCTACCTAAACACAATGAGAAAGAAACGAAAGAGAGGTTAAGTGATGCTTTACAAAGAGAATTTGCCGCCGGTAGGATATCAAAAGCCGTCTACCTCGGAACCAAGCATGGCTGATTACAAAGACTCCAGGCAGTTCCAGAAAGACTCTAAGACGATGGCCCAAGAGCTTGCCGATGCGCTAAACAAAGCCGTCAAGAATGACTGAAAAGCGTCCAGTAGGGCGACCTACACTCTACAACGAATCGTTATGCGAAAAAGTCATAGAGTTAGGCAAGCTCGGCAAAAGCATTGAGCAAATAGCTTCTGCATTAGGGTTTTCCCTAAGGGTAATGTATAAATGGCGCGATGAGCATGAAGCATTTATGCACGCGATGGAGGATTCCAAACAATATGAGCAAGCCTGGTGGGAGGATCAGGCCCAGGCTTACCTGATTGAGAACAAGGATTCAGACAAGATCAACAGCACAATGTGGTCTCGGTCAATGTCATCAAGGTTTCCCAAAAAGTACCGGGAAAGCATCAAGCAAGAAATCACAGGGGCAGATGGAACGCCTTTCATAACAGGGATCAATGTCACATTCGTGAAGCCGAATGAGTGACACCAACGCTCAGTTTCCTGTCAAGCTGGCGGTCTTGTTTGAGAAGGCCAGGTACAAAGTTCTGTACGGAGGCCGAGGAGGAGCTAAGAGTTGGGGAGTGGCCAGAGCTCTTCTGATCTTGGGAGCCAAGAAGTCAATGAGCGTCTTGTGTGCTCGAGAGTACCAGACCTCAATCAAGGATTCAGTCCACAAACTCCTGTGCGACCAGATCCAGAGCATGAACCTGCTCGGATTCTATGAGATCACCCAGGTCAGCATCCGGGGAAAGAACGGAACCGAGTTCCTGTTTGCCGGTCTGAAGAACAACATCAGCAACATCAAGAGCTATGAGGGTTGCGATATCTGTTGGGTTGAGGAAGCCCAGACAGTAAGCCGATTGAGTTGGAACACGCTGATCCCAACGATCCGCAAGGATGCCTCTGAGATCTGGATAACCTTCAATCCTGAGCTCGAGAGCGACGAGACTTACCAACGATTTGTGCTCAAGCCGCCCGAGGATTGCCTGGTCCAGAAGGTCAACTGGAATGACAACCCCTGGTTCCCCGAGACTTTGAGACTGGAGAAGGACAGTCTTAAGAACAGGGACCAGGAGGCTTACAACACCGTCTGGGAGGGTTTGTGCCGCCAAACTGTAGATGGCGCCATCTTTGCTCGAGAGATGCAGTTTGCCGAGCTGGACGGCAGAATTACCAAGGTGAACTACGATCCAACCAAGCCGGTCCATGCTGTTTTTGACCTGGGTTGGGCAGACGCCACGGCAATT